TAAGGCTCAGGGCGAGGTGCTACGTAAGGTTGGAAGCCGAAGTCAGTCTCTTGTTGCACTAACATACTACATAGTGTGTCACTGATAGGTAGATGCACATCTGCCCTACGTTTACTTTGCTCTAAGTCTAAGCGTTGTGCTTTTAAGTCAAGGTTGTTCCATGTAAGTAGGCGCATGTCACCTACACGTTGCGCCCACTCGTATGCCATGTGTACAATCAACCCAATGCTACGCCATTCCCAGTTACTGTAAGCTGTATCTAAGAAAGATGTCACTTCATCTTGAGTCCATTTAACTTTACGTTTCTTCTCCTTGGTACGTTGAAGTAAGGATACAGGATTACTAAGCAATGCCTCGTGTCGTATCGCTGTATTGAATACGATACCTAGACATGTAGCTATGTAGTTAGCCTGACGTACACCCTTACTCTCCAACCAAGTATCATAACCTAATGTTATATGTTTGAACTTCAGGTCTTTTAGTTTGATGTTACCTATAGCTTTATTG